AATTTATGGGAATCGAGATTCACCGAAGAAGAAAAAGATTATATTAATGACCTTCATAGAAATTTCAGTATTAAAAAACGAGATATGGCAACTGAAGAAAATTATAAATTATTGAAGATGATGTTAATGAAATATACAGGAGGACTAAAATGAAAAAAGAAGTTGCGATTAAACTAAAAGACAAAGCCAATGATATTGCGATGTATTTTAGCGATACAGATCGTGAATTTAACTTTAATAACGAAACTTTTGACATAGTAAAAATAGAACCTTTAAGCGAATCTACAGCAACTATATTATTCAAAAAATCAACTGGAAAATATGCCATGTGTTTTTGTTATTATATAAAAATGGGTGGAGGGATTTGGCAGTATTTTTTCCCTACTTACGATCATTGTATTGGGATGGAATCAGTTAAAAGCTTATTGAGTGCAGTTGAAAAATCTAATTTTGATAAAAATTTTAAATAAAGGGCTAAAAAAATTGGTTAAAAATTATTAATTTATATCTTACTTTTAATAGCTTTGCGGAGGACTAATGGCAAAAAGATTTACTGAATCAGGGAAATGGAAGAAAAAATGGATAAGACAATTAGATCCTAAATATAAATTATTTTGGTTTTATTTATTAGATAATTGCGATCATGCTGGAGTGTTTGATGCAGACATTGAATCAGCATCTTTTCATATAGGTTTAGAATATACTGAAAAAGAAGTTTTAGAAGTTTTTAACCGTAAGATCGTACCTTTCAAAACCGACAAATGGTTTATCCCTAAATTTGTAGAATATCAATATGGCGAATTAAACGAGAATAATAGGGCTCATTTATCAGTTATTAATATTTTAAATAAATATAATTTATTAGACCCTAATAAGACCCTTGCAAGACCCTTGAAAGGGGTTAAAGAACAAGTTAAAGTACAAGTTAAAGTAAAGGATAAATCTAAAGGCAAGAGCAGCCAACTGGAATCAATAAAAAACAACTTGGAAGAATTGCAATCTGAATTTCCTACTGTAAATGTCAAAATAGAATATGATAAATTTGTAGATTATTTGGCAGCTAATGGAAAGACTTATAAAAATTATAATGCTGGATTTAAAAACTGGCTAAGGAATGACAGTTTTGGAAAAGCTACGATAGAACCTAAAAAAGTGTTAAGAAGTGTAGATGTTATTTGTACGGAATGCGATCATTCATTTAAACAAAAATCTGGAATGATTAACAACTCAAGATGTCCTAAATGCAATGAATTTGGGGTAGTTGATGCAATTACTTATAATCTTATAAAAAGACCAAGCAATGGCTCATAGGCACGATCATTTAAATTATTTAGAATTGATTTATTACGGATTAGATAATCAGAATGGCATAAGATATAGTAATTACAATAAAAGTGCTGAAAGAAATGCCGATAGAGAAATAAGAGTCTGCCCTAAATGTGATAAAGCTTATGAAATATATAGTACAGGACGTATAGGGAGAGCAGGCAAAAGAAAATATAACCAATTTAATTATAAAGATTTCCCTAAATATGGAAAAGAAAAAGAAAAATGTGCAATCTGCAGAAAGCTGGACGGAGAGAAAGTATTCTTTACTTGGGATCGTGGGAGTCGCACAAGACTCCCTATCTGTAGATTCGGTGCTGGATATAAAAAAGAAAATGTTCGGATCAGAAAGAAGTCTAAACGACTTAGAGGTGTGGGAATTAAATCAATTAATAAGTGAACTAAGGAGAGAATATGCCAGAAGAAAAAAAGTATATAAACGGAATAATAATAAAAGAAAAAGTGTTTGATAACGGAGGAAAACAGCTAAAAGTAAGTATTGCAATATCAGAGCTAATCAAGCAGCTATCGGATATTAAAGATAAGTCTGATAGTGATTGGGCCAATCTTATTATTGCGAGAAGGCGAGAACCTTCAGATAAAGGTGTTACTCACTATGTCTATCAAGATACTTGGCAGCCAGATTCAAATTATAATTCAAAAGACAGCAATGCTGAAGCTGCTGCACCAGACTCCGATGATGACGATTTGCCGTTTTAATTAAAATTGTTGATGAAAAAAAATAATTTATTAATTGAAAAGCCAAAACAATTATTAGACGATTTTTTATACAATTATAAGGAATTGTTTGATATTGATGTTGAATTTTCTAAGAAATTAATAAAAGATTGTTTTTTATATTATACTAAAAAAAGAGTCAAGCCAAAATATTTAAAAAAAATAATGAATAAGTGGTATAAGAGCTTAGAATCTTCTTGCGGTCCAGATTATTCTATCTATAATGATAAATATTATTTTGCTACTGATTTATGGCCTTGTTTTGTGCTTTACAGCAGAAAATATATATTAAAAATGTTAAAAAATAATACTATAATGGAGAAAATAAACAAATCAGATACTATTATTGATTTAGGTTGCGGCTTCGGATATTCAACAGCAATGATAAAACAAGCTTTTCCTAATAAAGAAGTAATTGGAACAAACCTAAAAGATACAGACCAATATAGGTTTTGTGAGAAAATGAGTAAAATATATAATTTTAAAATTGTCAATTCAGAATATGAAATAAAGAATAATATTGATTTTATATTTGCCTCTGAATATTTTGAACATATTTTCGATGCACCTATCAATGTTGAAAACTTATTAAATCATTTAAATCCTAAATATTTATTATTAGCAAATACATTTAATCAAGAATCTGTTGGGCATTTTAATAAGTATTCATACAAAAACTGCAAAAATAACAAAATAGAATTAATTAAAAATAGCAATGCATCAAGAGCTTTTAATTCTGTGCTAAGAAATAATGAATATACAAAAATAAAAACAGGTCTTTGGAATGATAGGCCAAATCTCTGGAATAAATATAAAGCTTAACTATATTAGGAGGAAAAACTATGAAGCAATTTAGTATGTTTGGCGATGAACCTGTTAAAGATGACGGCAATAAATATACAAAGGGAGTGGGATCGCCTTTATATGAACCGAAAAACAAATGTCCTGACTTGTTAGAATTATTAGATCACACGAAAACCGATCAGCTTATAAATGAAATTTATAATTCTAATGTAACGGCTGCAGAAAAGTCTTTTTTAATACAAGCTGCCAGAAGGCATAGTGTTTTTTATTATTCTAAAATAGCTGATTATTATGCTAATTGTTCTGAAGAAATGCAAAAACTGATGGAAAAATCTGCTCTTATAATTATTGATTTTGAACAAGCAATAGAACTTGGATATTTAGAGTTAAGCAATAAAGTAGTCCAGCAATACTTAGAGCATAATGAATAACTTCGCTGTTTTTATAATGGTTTACGGAAGGCCAGACAAAATGTGGACTTATCACACTTTAAGGAAACAAAATTATACAGGAAAAATATTTCTTGTCGGAGATGATCAAGACTTAAAAATAAATGAATACAAGAAAAAATACGGAAAAGAAATGCTTGTATTTGACAAGAAAAAAGCAGCTTTAGAAGCTGATAGTGGAGATAATACAGGCGATTTAAGAAGTACATTATTTGCAGTAAATACAATATTCAAGTTGGCAAAAGAAAATAATATAGAATATTTCTACATTATGTGCGATGATTATTCATCTATAAATTATAAATTATTAATAGACGGAGAAGCTGTTAATACAAATGTTGATAATTTAGATATGCTTTTTAGAGATACTTTAGAATATTTTAAAAGCATAGATGCAGTTACAATCGCCTTTGCTCAAGGAGGAGATTTTATAGGCGGCATTGACAATGGTCATGGCTGCTATAGATTTAGCAAACGGAAAAGCATGAACTCTTTTTTATGCAGCACAAACAGACCTTTTAAATTCATGGGGAGATTAAATGAAGATGTTACTACTTATGTTAATTTAGGGAGTAAGGGAAAACTGTTTTTAACACTTTGCAATGTCGCAATTATTCAATTACAAACACAAGCAGAAAAAGGAGGACTAACTGATGCATATTTAGATAGCGGAACTTATGCTAAATCGTTTTTCTCTTTAATGTATAACCCTTCTTGTGTAAAAGTGGCACTCTTGAAAAGTAATCATACAAGAATACACCACACGATTAAATGGGACAACGCTGTGCCGAAAATAATAAATGAAAAATATAGAATGAAAAATATAGAATGAAAAATATAGAATCCGAAGGAAACATACTATGGAACCAAGCCACAACCCTTGCCCTATGTGCGGCAAATCAGATGACTTAGAACAAGAATATTATACTCAAGACAAGATGCAAAGAGCTATCGACAATCTTAAATTTTTAAATTTAGGGTTTTCAATAGCTTTTTTTATGACTGAATTTGAACAGAAAGTCTTTTATCATCATCAGATAAGAAAATGTAAATTTAAAGAGATCGCTGAATTATTAAATAAATCAGAAGGCTCAATTAAGATGGCGTGGAAACGCTGTAAGTTGCGTGGTGATAGGGCTTTAGCAGATTCTGTATTGTAAATAGTTTACTTTTTACATTATATATGAGGGGTATTTATACCTTACTCGTGAAAAAGTAATGATAAAAAAGCACGAAAGACAGAAAAAATAATGCCTTTGCATGATGTAAAATGCTCTAAATGTGGCCACATCCAGGAGCTTTTCTTCCAACCTGGGAATAGACCTTCAACTTATTCATGCGATTGGTGTGATAGAGTTCAAGATTTTAAGCCTTTATTGGGTTCGCCGAGAATTGTAATGGCTGGAGAAAGACCTATTGAAGCAGAATTAGAAAAAGCTGCTGCAGATGGTAATTTTTAATGCCTAATAAATCAGCGAAAATGCGGAAGCATCAAAAGATGCTATTAAATAAAGCTTTAAAAAGACAAGGGCGAACTGCTAATCAATATAAAAAATTTGTAGAAAAAGAAAAGGAAAGGGATAATCGTGGTTTATTTTAAAAGAAAAGATGGTACTGTATTTGGGAAGTATGCTCCAACTAAAGAACAGGTAGAAGCTTATAAAAAAGATGGCTGTAAAGTTTGTGGAGCTGACGGAAAACCAGTAAAAGCCAGTAAAAAAGATAAATAACTCAAGTAAAAAAGCGATAGCTCTTGACTGCGAGTTAGTAGGATTAAAAAATTTAAAGATTTCTCATAATTGGCGATTGGAATTTGATGTATATGAAGTTGAGCAGGAGAAAGTAAAAGAATTGATAGATCTAATTCAAAAACCAGTTGCGATTGGAATTGTTCCTTTAGAGGAATAAAATAACGTAGTAATAACATGCCTTTTGAAAAAGGAAATAAGATTGGGAATAGATTTAAAGCTGGTGAAGTTAATAATCCTAATGGTAGAAGAAATGCTGCCAGAGATATTCTAAATAAGATTTTAGATACTGAAGTTGATGAAAGAACTAAGCGAGAGAAGTTATTAGACAAGTTAGTTAATATGGCTAATCACGGAAATTTGAATGCTATTAAAGAAGTTTTAGATCGCACAGAAGGCAAATCAACTGAATATATTATTACTGAAGAAGTGAAACCAATAAGAGTCTTAGAATTTGATGATGATATTTTAGATGAAAAATAAGGGTCTTAATAGACCCTTGTAAGGGTATAAATATAAAGTTAAGGTTAAAGTTAAAGTAGGGATAAAGATAAAGATAAATGAATGAATCTGATTTTAACAAAAGAGAGGAAGGAAGTCTTAAGACATCCAGCCAGATTCAAAGTAATCACGGCAGGGCGAAGATTCGGAAAGTCGGTGCTGGGATTAATGTTTCTTTTAAAAGGGGAAATGTTGCAGGGAAGCAATCGCTGGTATATAAGTCCAACTTACAGGCAAGGCAAACTAACAGTTTGGCCAATACTGAAATCGATTATCAGGAATCAACCAGATTGGAAGATCAACGAAACGGAACTGAGTTGTACTCGGTCAGGTGCTACGATTGCGATTAAGGGATCAGATGCAAGCGACAGCCTTAGAGGTGCAGAATTAACAAGGTGTGTATTAGATGAATATGCTTATCAAAAATCTGGAGTGTTCGAAGAAGTGATTTATCCTATGCTAACAACGACCCAGGGAAACGCTTTAATGATTGGCACTCCTGACGGATTCAGTAATAATAATTTTTATGATTACTTTTTAAAAGGACAAGGAGAAGATCCTCAATGGAAATCTTGGCAGTATAAAACCATTGATGGAGGTTTTGTAGACCAAAAAGAATTAGACCTCGCTAAAAGCAATTTAGATGAAAGAGCTTATCGCCAGGAATTTATGGCAAGCTTTGAAACTGCTGCTAATCGTGCAGCTTGGGCTTTTAGTAGAGATGAACATATTAAGATAGCAGATGAAAGCAGTTCATATTGGGTAATCGGTTTGGATTTCAATGTGGATTATATGAGTGCAGTTTTGGCTAATGTTTATGGAGATGGTACAGTTCATTATGTTGATGAAATAAGACAACGAAACAGCTCAACAGAAATGATATGTAAAGAAATGAAAGATAAATGGCCAAAAGCAAACGATATTTTCCCAGACCCAGCAGGTTCAGCCAGGTCTACCACCTCACATCGTAGCGATCATCAGATTTTAAAAGATCACGGATATTCTGTTTATGCTCGAAAAGCACACCCAAGCCATAGAGATAGATTAAATGCTCTCAATAGAAAATTAAAAGATGCTAATGGCAAAATTAAAATGACAGTAGATCCTAAATGCACTTACTTAATAAAAGATTTAGAACAAGTTCAGCGAGACAGAAAAGGAGGCATCGACAAGGCTAATATCGAATTAACTCACAGCCTTGATGCCTGCAGTTATTTAATAGAATATAAATGGCCCATAGTTCAAAGGATAGCAACATCAATACAATGGTAAAAGAACTATGATAGTAGAATCAAAGGATTTTGTAAGAAGCGGATTGAAAGATTTTCTTTCCAATATTACAACTGATAATATAGAGGAAAGATATAGATCATTATCTTATTATGAGGGAATGCAGGGAGAAATGGAAACTGATTTGGGTAAATATTTTCCCATAAAGTCTTTAGAAGTTCCATTAATTGTGCAGAATATTACGTCTAAGCTGGTCAATGCTCGTGCAATCGGATATAAAGTTCCGCCTGTAAGAAGCAATGAAAAGTATTTAGAGAACGTAAAAGATTTAGATCAAACAATGCTGACTGCCGAACGCTTAACTTATTTATTAGGATCACACTTAATCCGCAGCAGGTTTAATGAAGAATCAAATATGGTTGAATATGATCAGATAATTGAATTCGAACCTATATTTGAAGCAAGAGCAAGACAGCCCTTTGCATATATATATCCAATTTATAATCATGGCCAATCAAGAGAGAATGAAGTTGTTTATGCTTTTTGGTCAGCAGAAGAACATTTTTTAGTACATCAAAACGGAAAAGTTGAATCTGTCAACGATGGAAATATTAATCCGTACGGAGTTCTTCCTTTTACTGTATGTCATAGACACCCTTACACAACTGATTTTATTCGTAATGGTGCAAGTGATATTGTAAACGCTAATCTAATGATTAATTTATTAATGACCGAACTTGGTTTAGCTATGAGGCTTCAAGCATTAGGGCAACCAGTTATTACAGGAATAGATAATGCAAGCGAAGTTTCCCTGGGTGTCGACAAACCAATGGTCCTGCCTGAAGGAGCTTCATTCCAATTTGTTTCTCCTGGAGCAAATATTGATGCATATTTAAATGCGGTTAGGTTTTATGTCGATTCAGTTGCTTATAATAATAATCTTAAAGTTAAATGGTCAGTAGGCAGGGAATCATTTATTAGTGGCGAAGCT